GATCTCATTCACCTTCGTTATCTCGAGCGACATCACCTATCCGCAGACTGCGACCGCCACCGGCGACAACACGAACAACATGGCCGACGGGGTCGACCTGGCCGCGCAATCGGACTTCGGCGCGGCCATGTCGCAGTTCGGTCCCACCATACCGCCGATCAACGTCGGCGCTTTCGCCGCGCTCGCGCAGCAAGCCGTCGATGATCCCGCCTGGGCGCTCGCCTCGGTCATCGGTCTGCAGGGCTTCTTTGGGCGCTATTCGATGGGGAACGTCATGGCCTTGCAGCCGCCCTCCGCGACGGTCGACACCGCCCTGGCCGCCGCGATCATTTCACGTGAAGCGGTGCTGAACGCGATCGGTGGGCTCACGGCGGCCGCCGGCGCCCTGACATGATGGACCTGATCCCGATTTTCACGCACGAGCAGGCCTGGCGCGTGTTCGAGCTTCGTCGCCGGATCGTCGAAGGTCAGGCGGTCGAGATGCGTTGGCCGGTTGCGATCGAGATCGACAACCCCAAGGACCCGGAGCTCGTCGTCGCCGCGGTGCTGGGTGCCGGATGATCACCACCGCGGGCTATCTGCTGAGCGAGCGCCTGGCGCGCGCCAATGCCTTCGCCGCAGCCGGCCGCCGGCTGACTGCCGCGATCCTCGATGCTTGCATCGATCCCGCGCAGGCGATCCGCCTGTTGCTGCCGCTGGCCGGGTGGTTCCCGCCGACCCTGCCCGGATTTGGTGCGCTGCAAAACATCGCCCAGGACGTGCAGGACCTCGCCGCCAGCAATCTCCGCTGCGCGGCGTGCACCGCCCTGGCGCGCGCGACCGTCCGGTATCGGCCGCTCTCGTATCAGGACGCCTACAGCCTTCGGCAGACGGTGTGCGCTGCGATCGGCGCCGAGGCCCAGCGTTGCGCCGACGCCGGACGCGACGCGAGCTATCAGGCGCTCCGGAACCTATATGCCGCGGTCGCGCTCGATCTCGCCGTCCGCGGGGCGACCCTGCCGCTCCTGGTCGAGGTCACAACGCTGGTTTCCATGCCGTCGCTCGCCGAGGCCTGGACCCTCTACCAGGACACCACGCGCGAGCCGCAGCTCGTCGCCAGCGCCGACCCGCCGCACCCGCTCTTTATGCCGCTGAGCTTCGACGCACTTGCTTTTTGACGCCCGCGGCACCGCACCTGGAAGTGGCAATCCGACCGGCGAGGGCGACCTTCTCACCCTCGACGAGGTTCAGGTTACGGCGCCGGCGCCGACGACGCCGCCGTCAACCCAGCCTGCCGGATCGACCGATCCCGATGCGCTGACGCTGATCGTCAATGGCCAGACCTGGGAGGGCTGGCAACGGGTATGGGTGACCCGCTCGATCGACGGGATGCCGGCGCAGTTCCGGATCGAGGTCACCGAGAAATATCCGAATTCGCCCGACATCGACATCGAGCCCGGCCAAGGGTGCCAGGTGATGATCGGGCAGGACCTCGTGCTGACCGGATGGATCGACCGTTACCAGCCGGTGCTCCGCGCGGATTTGCACGTCGTCAGGATTTGGGGACGCAGCCTCTCGGAGGACCTGATCGATTGCGCCGCCTTCTTTGGCGACCCGGCCAATCCGACATTCACGCTCAACAGCGGGGGCACCGCGCTCTCGATCGCGCAGCAGCTCGCCCAGCCCTACAACGTCACGATCCAAGGCGAGGCGGGTGCAAACCCGATCCCGGCCTTTGCGATCATCCCCGGCGAGACGGTGTGGCAGATCGTCGATCGGATGCTGCGCCAGGCGCAGTTGATCGCCTACGACAACACCGATGGCAGCGTCCAATTCGCCCAGGCGGGCGCCGGGGCAATGGCCAGCGGCTTCACCCAAGGCGAGAACGTCGAATGGGCGCAACCGACGCTGTCGATGGATCAGCGGTTCTCGCAGTACCAGGCCTTCACCGTCGCCTCGCAGGCCTTCCTCTTTCAGGCCGGGGCCGCAGTCGCGACCGATGGCTGGGCCTATGACAATGGCGTGCCGCGGCTGCGCAAGCGGATCATCATCACCGATCAAACCTGGTACGGGCAATCGATTGCCCAGGCGCGCGCGGTGTGGGAAGCAAATCGCGCCTGGGGCCGCAGCCAGGCGGTCTTACTGCGCTGTGACAACTGGCGCGACAGCGCCGGCACGCTTTGGCAGATCAACAACACCGCGCCGCTCTACCTGCCTGCGGTAAAGGTCACGCCGACCGCGGACTGGGTGATCGGGACTGTCGTCTTTCAGCGCGACGAGCAGGGACAGCACGCGATGGTCACGATGATGCCGGCCGCCGCCTTCCTGCCCGAGCCGGTCGGCAACATGAGCATCTGGTCGCCGACCGCGCCGGGTGCGAACAACCCGACCGCGACCGGGAACCCGACCTATAACCCGGCCGCGATCCCGCCCGGATCGCCGGTTGTGGCCGGCACGCCGGGCGCACCCGCAGGACCCGCGATCGCGCCGCCGACATCGCCGCCGGCGTCGCCCGGACCCTCGCCGCCGCCGGTGCCGCCGGTGCGCCGATGAGCGAATACCGCGAGGACACCGCGCAATCGCAACTCGACCGGGTCCGGACCCGCCTTCTGGCCGGTTCGGCGCATGTCCAATTGACGACGATCGACGACAGCGGACCGGTGCAGGTCGCTCAGGTGCGCGTCGTCGATACCCCGCAGGTTCTCGACAATGTGCCGCTCCCGCAGCTCTACGGGATCAGCACCGTCGCGCCGACCTTGCCGCCATACTTCAGCGACGCGATGGCGGTCTTCATCGGTGGCCGCCGCGAGAACGCCGTCATCGTCGCTACCAACAATCAGCAATATCGCCTGCAAAACCAGCAGCCCGGAGAGACATCGCTCTATACCGACGAAGGCGACACCGTCGGCCTGAACCGCGGAAACATCATCAACGTCAAGAGCAAGAACCAGGTCAACGTCAACGGACAGAACCAGGTCGTCGTCAATACCGCGACGAACACGGTCAATGCTTCGTCGCAAATCCAGCACAACACGCCGCTGGTCAATGTCACCGGAGATCTGAAGGCCAAGGGGATCATCGACGCCGCCGGCGGCTTCTTTCAGAACGGGCTACCGATCGGCGGCGGCGCCGGCGAACCGGGTCCGCCTGGTCCGCCCGGAGATCCAGGTCCGCCCGGTCCGACCGCGGTCAGCGCCGACACGCCGAACATGGCGACGCTCGGCAGCGACAGCCTCATCTTCGTGCGCGACGCGCCCAGCGACGGGCAAGAATATGCCCGCGTCAATGCCGCCTGGGTCGTCGCCAAGGGCGGCGGCGCCGGCATCCCCGACGCGCCCAATGACGGGTACGCCTATCTCCGGGGGAATTCCGCCTGGTCGAGCGGGGGCACTCTCAACGCGCCGCTGATCCTCGCCGGCGATCCGACCGCGCCGCTCGGCGCCGCCAACCAAACAGATGGTCGACATCATGGCGCCGCTGGCCTCGCCGGCGCTGACTGGAATTCCGACCGCGCCGACCGCGCCCGCGAACACCGCGAATAACCAGATCGCGACGACGCTTTATGTCGATCGCCAAACCGACCTTCTCGCCCCGCTGGCCTCGCCGACCTTCACGGGCATCCCGATCGCGCCCACCGCGCCGCCCGCCACCGCAAACGGGCAGATCGCTACGACCCTCTATGTCGATCGGCAGACCGACCTTCTCGCGCCGATTGCCTCGCCCGCCTTCACCGGGGTCCCGACCGGGCCGACCGCACCGATCCACACCGCGAATTCGCAGCTTGCGACGACGCTTTACACCGATCGGGTCACCGATCTCCTGGCGCCCCTTGCGTCGCCGACCTTCACCGGGACGCCGATCGCGCCCACGGCACCGGCGAACACGGCGAACGGACAGATCGCGACGACGCTCTATGTCGATCGCCAGACCGATTTGCTCGCGCCGCTGGCTTCCCCCGCTTTCACCGGGACGCCGACAGCGCCGACCGCACCGCTGGCGACCGCAAGCACGCAGATCGCGACCACTGCCTATGTCGATCGCCAGGCCGACTTGCTGGCGCCGATCCACAATCCGGCCTTCACCGGGACCGTGTCGGTCACCGGGCTCGGAACGCACATTTACGCGAACGCCGCCGGGGCGGCCGCGGAACCGCCTTATGCGGTCTATGCCGGGGGCGGGATCACGATCAGCGGGCTCGACGCCGCCTCAACCGGGGTCAGCCAGGTCGCCTTTGGCGGTGCCTGCGGCCTCTCGATCATGCGCGCGCAAAACACGGGTGCGCAGCCGGCCGCGCTCGATGTCTCCCGCATCCTCGGCAACCTTCAGGCTGGGGGGTTCGACGGGACGAACTGGAATAGCGCCGGGTGCGGCCTCCAATTCATCTCGGGCGCCGGCTGGACACCGACGAACCGCCCGGCGGCGACCCGCTTCCTGACGACGCCGGTCGGGGCAACCGTTTGGCAA